GAGAGTGCTTTGCAGTCGATTGCTGGCGATGTTGTTGAGTTGGTTGAGGCTGACATACAGAGCAGGCGCGATTGGGTGGAGATGTATGTCAAGGGGCTTGAGGTTTTGGGGATGCGCTATGAGGAGCGCACGGAGCCGTGGGATGGGGCGTGCGGAGTGTTCTCTACGCTGTTGACTGAGGCGGCGGTAAGGTTCCAAAGCGAGACCATCATTGAGACCTTTCCTGCTGGGGGCCCGGTCAAGACGGAGATTGTTGGGGCGATAAGCAAACTCAAGGAGGAGGCTGCTGAGCGTGTCAAGGATGACATGAACTATCAGCTCACGGAGGAGATGCCTGAGTACCGCCCGGAGCACGAGCGGATGCTTTTTAACCTTGGCCTTGCTGGCTCTGCCTTCAAGAAGGTTTATTTTGACCCCAACCTTGGCCGGCAGGTGGCGATTTTTATCCCGGCCGAGGAGATCATTATTCCTTATGGCGCATCGAGTGCGCGGACGGCTGAGCGTGTGACGCACATCATGCGCAAAACGAAGAATGACATCAAAAAATTGCAGGTTGATGGGTTCTATCGTGATGTTGAGATGGGTGAGCCGGTCACTTTCCACTCTGACATTGAGAAAAAGAAGGCCGAGGAGCAGGGTTACAGCCTCAATGAGGACAACAGGTACACGATTTTTGAGGCCAATGTTGAGTGGGACCTGCCTGGCTTTGAGGATGAGGATGGAATTGCTCTGCCGTACATCATTTCTGTGGACAAAACGACCAACAAGGTGTTGTCAATCTACAGAAACTGGGACGAAAGCGACCCGAAGCGGCTAAAGCGGCAGCATTACGTCGATTATTGCTATGTTCCCGGCTTTGGGCCCTATGGATTTGGTTACATCCACCTTATTGGCGGGTATGCGCGGGCTGGAACATCAATTATTCGGCAGCTTGTGGATGCGGGCACGCTGTCGAACCTGCCTGGTGGCCTGAAATCGCGTGGTTTGAGGATCAAGGGCGACGATACGCCGATTGCTCCGGGCGAATTTAGGGACGTGGATGTGCCTTCGGGCAGTGTGCGTGACAACATTATGCCATTGCCGTACAAGGAGCCTAGTCAGGTGCTGGCCGGGCTGCTTGAGAAGATCACGGAAGAGGGTCGCAGACTTGGTTCGATCGCTGACATGAAGATTAGCGACATGAGCGCCAATGCCCCGGTGGGCACGACGCTGGCGTTGCTGGAGCGGCAGCTCAAAACCATGAGCGCGGTGCAGGCTCGGGTGCATTATTCAATGCGCCAAGAGTTCAAACTGCTGCGAGACATCATTCGTGACCATGCTCCTACTGAGTATGGCTATGACCCGGAGAGCGGAAACCGCCGCGCCAAGCAGTCTGACTACGACATGGTGGAGGTGATACCTGTAAGCGATCCTAACAGCGCCACGATGGCGCAGAGGATCATGCAGTATCAGGCTGTGATCCAGTTGGCGCAGGGCGCCCCTCAGATTTATGACTTGCCGCAGCTGCATCGTCAAATGATTGAGGTGCTTGGGATTAAAAATGCTGACAAGCTCGTGCCGATTGAAGATGATATGAAGCCGCGCGACCCGGTCAGCGAGAACATGGCGTTCCTGACCGGCAAGCCGACCAAGGCGTTTATTTATCAAGATCACAGCGCTCATATTGCTGTGCATTCATCGATGATGCAGGACCCGATGATCATGGGGCAGATTGGGCAGAACCCGATGGCTCAGCAAATTCAGGCGGCGATGATGGCGCACATTGCGGAGCATGTGGCCTTCCAATATCGCCAGCAACTGGAGCAGAGATTGGGGGTTACGCTGCCTGCGCCTAATACAGATATGCCTGAGCAAGTGGAGGTGCAGCTCTCCAAGTTGACCGCAGAAGCTGCGCAGCAGTTGACCAAGATGCACCAAGGCGAAGCTGCTCAGAAGCAGGCCCAGCAGGTGGCGCAAGATCCTATTGTGCAGATGCAGCAAGCGGAGCTGCAGATTCGCGCACAGGACGCACAGACCAAGGCCCAGAAGGTTCAGGGCGAGTTGGCGATCAAGCAACAGGAATTGCAACTGAAGGCTCAAGAAGTTGCCAGCAGGGTTGGAGAAGATCCAGCCATTGCTGCCGCAAGGGCGCAGCAGGAGATGGCGCAAAGCCAACAAAAGCACGCCCTTGAGATGAGCCAAGAGCAGCAGTTATTTGAGCAGAAGATGCAGCAGCAGCGTGCTGATGCGGCCTTCAAGGCTCAACAAAAACTGATGCAGTCATTATCCAAGCCGACTGCGCCTACGTCGGGACGTAAAGGAGATTGATGGAAATACAGGTACTGGATCTGCTCAACAAGAAGATTGAAGAGCAAGTCAAAAGTCATTCAGAGGCTTTGGTAACTGGCAGGTCGCAAGATTTTGCCGGTTACAAAGAGTTGTGCGGAGTGATCCGAGGTCTGCAGACCGCACAACGAGAAATTGCCGACCTCGTGCGTAAACTGAAAGACGATGACGATGAGTGATCTTAACTTGGCCACGGCCGTTGATTTGTCGAACATTCTGAACAAGCAGTCAGAAGACAAGGCAAAGCAGCTGCCAGATCCGGCTACCTACCATCTCCTTTGCGTTCTGCCTGAAATCGAGGAGCAATACGACAGCGGTCTGATCAAGGCCGGCCAGACGATGCACTTTGAGGAGGTTCTTTCTCCTGTGCTGTTCGTTGTAAAAATGGGACCTGATGCCTACCGGGATGAAAAACGTTTTCCGAATGGGCCGTCATGCAAGGTCGGTGATTTTGTTCTTGTGCGACCAAACACTGGCACAAGAATCAAGATTCACGGCCGCGAGTTCCGAATCATCAACGATGACAGCGTGGAGGCCGTTGTGCAAGATCCCCGCGGCATCTCTCGTGCGTGAGGTAAATCATGGCAGACATGGAAAAAGTTGAGTTTTCTTTCCCCGACGAGGAGCAAGACAACCCCCGCAAGGGCGGCTCAGTTGTTGAGGCGGAGGAAAAAGCGGAAGACGAAAAGCCAGAGATCGAGGTTGTTGACGACACCCCCGAGCAGGACCGCGGCCGCAAACCTATGGAAGAGCCGCCCAAGGAAATGGGCGACGAAGAGCTTGCTAAGTATGACGAAAGTGTGCGCAAGCGCATTCAACACTTTACCAAAGGCTACCACGAGGAGCGCCGGGCCAAAGAGGCGGCTTTGCGTGAGCGCGAAGAGGCTTTGCGTCTTGCTCAGGCGATTGTTGAAGAGAACAAAAAGCTCAAAGGCTCTCTTAATTCAAACCAGACGGCGCTGCTGGAGCAGGCAAAGAAAAACATTTCCAATGACCTGGAGCAGGCCAAGGTTAAATACAAGGCCGCTTATGAGTCTGGGGATGCGGATGCTCTTATAGCGGCGCAAGAGGAGTTGACGACTGCCAAGATGCGGGCGGAGAGAATTGCATCCTTTAAGCCGCCCTCTTTACAGGAAACAGAAACTCCTGTAAAAACCGAGGTACAGGCACCGGCTCCTGTGCAAAGAGATCCCAAACTGCTTGCTTGGCAAGAACAAAATCAGTGGTTTGGGCCCAACAAGCGTATGACGGCTTATGCGCTTGGATTGCACGACGATCTGGTTGCCGAAGGAATTTCCGTAGGGTCTGATGCTTATTACAAGCGGATTGACCAAGAAATGCGGGAGCGCTTCCCTGAAACGTTCGAATCAGAGAAGCCGGCGGATGCGTCCACTCCGCCATCCAAAAAATCGAATGTTGCACCGGCCACGCGAAGCACAGCGCCCAAAAAGATCGTGCTTACGAAGACGCAGGTTGAAATCGCCAAACGGCTTGGGGTTCCATTGGAACTTTATGCTCGTAAGGTTGCGGATGAAATGAGGAAATGAAAATGGCTAAGACTGATCAAGATCAAGTGCGTGAACCGCGCTCCCTTCAAACTCGTGACGCTGCAGAGCGCCCGAAGAAGTGGATGCCGCCCCAGCTTCTGCCCGATCCGAACCCGGAAGAGGGCTATGCGTTTCGCTGGATTCGGATTTCCACGCTTGGCAAAGACGACGCCACCAACATTTCCGGAAAACTTCGTGAGGGCTGGGAGCCCGTGAAGGCATCGGATCACCCCGAGATTCGCTTGTTTAGTGGAAGCCAGTCGCGCTTTCCTGACAGCATTGAGGTTGGTGGTCTGCTCCTTTGCAAAACCCCGGTGGAGTTTACTGGTCAGCGTGATGAGTATTACCGCAATCAAGCGGAGGCTCAGATGCAGTCGGTAGATAACACCTTCATGCGCGAAAACGATGCTCGTATGCCGCTTTTCAAAGAGCGGACCACGAAAGTCACTTTCGGCAAAGGCACTTAACTTTTTTGGAGTCTTCAAATGGCATACCCGACCATTGACAAGACGTACGGCTTCCGCCCGGTCAATCGACTGGACGGTCTACCCTACGCCGGAGCGATCCGTCAAATCCCCGTTGCTGCTGGCTATGCCACTGCAATCCTCAACGGCGACACTGTGGCCCTTTCAAACGGCTACATCATCGCCAAAACCGCAACCGCTACTGGCGCCTCTGTTGGGGTTCTGGTTGGCTGTCAGTTCGTGAACTCGCAAGGTCAAACCGTGCAAGGTCAAGCGTATCCGGCAGCAGCCTCTACCACCAGCAATCTGGCATTTGCCTATGTGGTGGATGATCCGAACGCGGTGTTCCGCGTTGCCGCAACGACCGTTGGTTCGACCACGCCTGCCGCTTATGACCGCAACATCGTTGGGTCCAACGTTGCCATGGTTGCTGGCGCAGGTTCGACGATCACTGGCGATTCCGCTTACGGCATCGACGGCTCCTCGTCTGATACGACCAACACCCTGCCAATTCGCGTCGTAGACGTGGTTCCTGATACCGCCACCAACGTGCCCGGTGTTTCGACCACGACCTATTTCGAGTTTTTGGTGAAGTTCAACCTCCACCAGTACGACAGTACTACTGGCACCTAAGGAGTAAATCATGGCAATTTCACGTGCCCAACTACTGAAAGAACTCCTGCCGGGTCTGAACGCACTGTTCGGTCTTGAGTACGCCAAGTACGGCGAGGAGCACAAGGAAATCTACGAAACCGAGAGCTCGGAGCGTAGCTTTGAAGAAGAAACCAAGCTGTCAGGCTTCAGCGCCGCACCGGTCAAGAACGAAGGTTCTGCGATCCAGTACGACAACGCGCAAGAAGCATTTACCGCTCGGTACACTCACGAGACCATCGCTATGGGTTTTGCGATCACCGAAGAGGCGATCGAAGACAACCTGTACGACTCTCTGTCTTCGCGCTACACCAAGGCCCTGGCCCGCGCTATGGCCTACACCAAGCAGGTCAAAGCAGCCTATGTGCTGAACAACGCTTTCACCGGTGGTCCTACCTACGGTGACGGTCAAGTTCTGTGCTCGACTGCTCACCCGCTGGTGTCCGGTGGCACCAACAGCAACCGTCCGACGACCGGCGCTGATCTGAACGAAACTTCTCTTGAGAACGCCGTTATCCAGATCGCCGCTTGGACCGACGAACGTAGCCTGCTGATTGCCGCCAAGCCGCGCAAGCTGGTGGTTCCTCCGAGCCTGATGTTCGTCGCTACCCGCCTGCTCGAAACCGAGCTGCGTGTTGGTACCACCGACAACGACATCAACGCTCTGAAGAGCAACGGTTCCATCCCTGAGGGCTACACGGTCAACCACTTCTTGACCGATCCCAACGCTTGGTTCCTGATCACCGACGTGCCTAACGGTCTGAAGCACTTTGTCCGGACTCCGCTCCAGAATTCAATGGATGGAGACTTCGACACCGGCAACGTCCGCTACAAGGCCCGCGAGCGTTACAGCTTTGGCGTCTCTGACCCTCTGGGCATCTTCGGAAGCCCCGGTTCGTCCTGATCGACGTAAAGAAAGGGGGCTTCGGCCCCTTTTCTTTTTCTCAAAATCAGGTATATTGCAATCATTCCGGGGTCACCGGAGTATCTAACCAGTCCCGGCTGGACGACATGCAGATAGATACTCCACAACTCGCATGTGAGGAACCAAAATGGGAATCGCAACTCATCTGGGCCCGTGGCTTCTGGGCACCAACCGTTACACCACTGGCACCACTGCTGCCACCACCCGCAACACCGGCGCCACTCAAGTTGTTCAGACCAAAACTGTTGCTCTTGCAGACGCAGATGACAGCAATGCTTTTGTTCTGCCTGCCGGTTCGCTGGTTACGGCTTACCGTTTCATCACCACCACAACCTTCGATGACGCAACGACTGTTACGCTGTCGATTGGCGGGACTGCTGTTACCGCTGCTCTGACCGTGACCACTGCTGGCGCTTATCAGTTCACTGCCGCCGCCACGACCGCTGCCGCAGCTCTGTGGGCCAACACTGGCACGACCGACAAGTTTGTGACCTACACCGTTGCACAGGGCGCTTCGACTGTTGGCGCAGGCCTGCTGATCGTTGAGTACGTGGTTCGCAACTCTGATGGCACGATGTATCAGTCTGCTGGTCAGGTCTGATAGGAGCCAATCATGGCCATGCAAACCGATGTAAAAGCCAAATCACTGGCTTTGTCGGGCGCAATTACAGACGCCCGGACTCGTGTCCGTGGCATGGTGATTGAACCCGGCACTGGGCCCGGCAGTGTCGTCCTCAAAGACGGTGGATCAGGTGGCACAACGGTGCTCACTATCAACACTGTTGCCAACGGAGAGCCATTCAACGTGGTGATCCCGGCAGAGGGCGTGCTGTTTTTGACCAGCGCATTCGCAACTTTGACCGATGCAAAAGTCACGGTGTTCTATGCCTGAAGAAAAGCGTGCAGACCTCCGGGGGCGCAGTTTATTTATTGCAATCCCGGCCTACGACGGCAAGCTCAATATCAAGACAGCTTTTGCCTTGGCTCAGCTCATGCCCAAAGCAATGAGTTTGGGGGTCAGCGTTTTTCTTTCAGACATGTCCAACTGCTCCATCATTACGATGGCCAGAAACGCCTTGGTCAACGAGTTCCTCAAGACTGATGCAACGGACATGCTGTTCATTGACTCTGATGTTGTGATACAGCCGGATGATGTACTTCGTTTGTTGGCGCAGCATACCGGGCGCGATGTAACGACAGGCATCTACCCACGCCGGGCAAAAGACAAGCGGTTCTTCCTTGACATGCACTTTGATGAGGCGGGAAACTTTGTTTTTGACGGTTCGCTGATGCAGGTCAAACGTATTGGCACCGGGTTCATGATGATCAGCCGGGAGATAATTGAACGGATGATCGCGGCTCACCCCGAGTGGCAGTACGAGAACAAGGAAGGCAACGGCACGGTAGCCGGTGTCTTTGACTTTAGCATCAAGGACGGCAAGTTTATTGGCGAGGATTATCTGTTTTGTGACCGCGTTGCCGAGATCGGTGGCAAAGTTTGGCTGGATGTAGAAATCTGCCTTCCACACATTGGCACAGAGGCGTTTACAAATAATTTCAGGGATGAGGTTTTGATCCCCATGATCGAAAACATTCGTCAATCCAGATTGAAAGTCGCAAATGGCTAAGACACCAGCATGGCAACGCAAAGAGGGGAAATCAGAGAAGGGTGGCCTCAACGCCAAGGGCCGAGCTTCGGCAAAAGCCCAAGGTATGAACCTAAAGCCTCCGCAGCCCGAGGGCGGCAGCAGGCGCGACTCCTTCTGCGCAAGGATGGGTGGCATGAAGAAGAAGCTCACATCCGAGAAAACGAAGAAAGACCCAAACTCCCGAATTAACAAGGCCCTGCGGGCTTGGAACTGCTGACATGGGACAGAATCACGACACCGTTAAGAATGTGCTGGATGTTGCTTCTGCCATTGCGGCAATAGGAGCATTCTTGCAATTGCTTACACCTGTATTCGGCCTGATTGGTGCCGTGTGGACGCTCATGCGGATCGCGGAGATGGTCACTGGCAAACCCTTTGTGGAAATCATCCGCAGGAAAAAGCCAGATGCCCAGCAAGAGTGAGAAACAACACAATCTGATGGCGTTGGTCGCAAACGACCGGGCCGCAGCGAAGCGCCTTGGCATCCCTCAAAAGGTTGGCAAGGAATTTATGGAGGCCGACAAGGGCCGCAAATTTGCCAGAGGTGGTGACATGAAAGAGTCCAAAGAGATGATGAAAAAGGAAGTGTCCTTCATGAAGAAAAAGGGCGCTCCCAAGGCTATGGTCAAGCATGAGATGGCCGAGATGAAGGGCATGAGCAAGGGCGGCAAAGCCTACGCTGCAGGCGGTCTGTCCGCTGGCCACAAGTCTGCCGATGGAATTGCCAAGAAGGGCAAGACCAAAGGTGCAATGGTCAAGATGGCCCGTGGCGGCAAAGCCTGCTAAGGAGAGCACCATGCCGATGACACGCGAAGCGGAGAAGGCTTACAAGCCGCGCCGCAAACCCGAGGCCCCCAAAGAGCCGATGAATCCTCAAACTCGTGCGTTGCTCGATGAGCAGATGCAAGAGCAACAGGATGAGAGAGATCGTCAGAGGATCAAAGGCATGGGTTATGCCAAGGGTGGCGTGACGCGTGCTGATGGGTGTGTCACCAAAGGTCACACCAAGGGCAAAATGATCAAAATGTCACACGGTGGCAAAACATGCTGAGGTAACAGTCATGAACAAAAAAGCTCCCCCGAAGGCTCCGCCTATGCCGGTTCGGCGACCAATGCCCGTTGCTCGACCAATGCCGATTGTGCAGGGCAAGCCAATGCCCGTTGCTCGACCAATGCCGATT